TGGACTCCGGGGACAGGCGAATGCAACAATGGTTATATTCTGTCTGAAAAACAATTATAAGTGGGTTGATAAACAGGAATTTGAGGGTAAGATTCAGCATGATCCTTTCCTTGATCTCCTGAAGAAGGCAAATATTATTGATGACTAATTAAAAACTAAATGACATGGGCGCACCAAGAGGAAATAAAAATGCGGCGGGCAAGCGAGGAACGTCAAGGGGGGCAAAAAGGTTTTTGAATAATGCTTCAAAAATCTCACAACATTACGCATCAAATTCAGTATCAACCGGGGCGAAAATACATCTCGGGACATTGGCCGGGAGGAAACAGTCAGGGTTGAAGGCTAAAAATGCCCGGTGGCTGAAAAGATTCAAAAAGTAAAAATCAATATCATGGCAAAGAAAAAAGAAAAAACGTCAAAAGAGCCAAAGGCAAAGGGCGGAAAAAAAATTAAGGTCAAAGGTTTGATATTCAAAGGCAAGTGGCCAAAAAAGGATTCAAAGGGATAAGGAGGTAATTATGGGAGCACCAATAGGAAATAAAAATGCGTCAGGGAAGCGACATTCAAGTTTCAAAAATGTTGGGGCGAAACTGAAAAACAGGGCAGAATTTCGTAAACGCATGGCGTTGTTACAGTTTCACACCCGGGCAATCAGAAAAACAATGTTCTCACCAAGTTATATTAATAAATTATCAGGGAGAAAATAATGGGAGCGCCAAGAGGGAACAAAAACGCATTAGGCAAACACCGGAGGCGGTCAACGTATCTCGGCAAGGGCGGAAAACTCTTGCATTCAACGACATACAAAGGTCAGTTGAAAGTGATTGCGGCATATACCCGCAAGATGCAAAAGTTGTATGGCAGGGATCGGAATAGTAATTCATAAAAATTGAAAAATCATGGGAGCACCAAAAGGAAACAGGAACGCAGCCGGAAAGAGAAGCGGGGTATCAAAAGGAGCATTGAAATACTTGGGATTAAGGGCGTATAAGACGACAAATCTCAGGATAGCATCTCAAAAAAGAGCAATGAAAAAAAAGTGGTCATATCTTAATAAATAAAATCATGGGAGCACCAAAAGGAAACAGGAACGCCGCCGGGAGGCATAATATGTCGGGCGGATACAGGAGAACAAATTCAAGTGGAGGCACTAATTTCAATGCCGGGACGGCAAGATGGAGGAGAATAGAACAGCCATTGAATAAATGGCAAAAAAGGGGAAGGCTGAGACAACAACTTGATCCTTATGAAGCATCCGGGAAAGGTGTTTGGCTGAATGAGCAGGCGAAAAAGACAGCCGGGCAATTGCGTAATGATATTCAGAGGGGAATAAAGATACAAACAAGAGGTGGAAAGATGGTCAGTCGGGGATTCAAACAGCGCACAAGAATAAAAAGTGGCCTTATGAAAACTAAGCAACGTCAACAAATTAACAGCCGAAGGGCGTATGGAGGATAGTATTATGGGAGCACCAATGGGGAACAAGAATGCGTCAGGATCGCATCAGAAGGGTTGGTATAAGAGTTCCAACACTCACCACAACCTGAGAAGGCTGAGATCGCCTGAAGCAACGTGGACATTTCATGAGAAGCGCATGGCTCACCGGGCGAACAGAGCGCCAAAAGGGCAAAGTAATATCATTAAAAAATTCTTTGGAGGAAATTAACTATGGGAGCACCGCACGGAAACAGAAATGCAGCCGGGAAACACAACCTCACCGGGGCACACAAGGGAGCAGCGCAGAAGCGTTGGAACTCAGGAGTGAAGAATGCTCAACAATGGATCAGGGACAACTCAGTATCTCAGCCGGGGAGATATGCTTGGAGCACACCAAAACCAAGGTCAACATCCATGGGGGCAAGGAAATTTCTCCAACAGACGAGCGCCAAAGTTAGGGTGAAGCGGATCAAAACTGTTATGGGCAAGCGCCCTGAATTATTCAGGAAACTCCTATCAAAAGAATAGCATTGAAATACACAGCCGCCATGATACGTTCTTTTCATTTAGAACCTTTTTTCCATTTCAGGTTTGAGCATTTCCGATATTACAGTCATGGCGGCTACAATTTTATATGTCAGAGAAAGGCCGCATAAAATTACTCGAGCGTTGGGAGCGGGATTGGAATCTCTTTGCAACCGAGGCGCTGAATGTTCGGCTTGATCCTGAGCAACAGGAGATATTGGCGGCTGTTCAGACACAAAAGATGGTTGCGGTGGCTTCCGGGACAGCAAGAGGAAAGGATTATGTTGCGGCAGTTGCCGCACTTTGTTTTATGTACCTCACACCAAAATGGGGCAGAAAATCGGGAGCACTGATTGAGAATACAAAAGTTGCAATGACAGCGCCAACAGGGAGGCAAGTTTCAAATATTATGTACCCGGAAATAGTCAGATTATTCCGTAATGCTTCAATCCCTCTCTCCGGGCGTCTCGTCTCAAATGACATCCGAACTGAATATGAAGAATGGTTCTTAACAGGGTTCAAGGCTGATGATTATAATATAGAGGCTTGGACAGGATTCCATGCCGTCAATACAATGTTCATAGTTACAGAGGCTTCCGGGATCAGCGAATTAGTTTGGGATGCCATTGAAGGAAACTTGCAATCGAATTCAAAAATATTGATCGTATTTAACCCGAATAACATGGTCGGCTATGCGGCCAAGGCAATGCGCTCCTCCCGTTGGAAGTCTTTCCGGTTGGATGATCTGACAGCGCCAAATGTTCTTCAGAAGAAAAAAATATTTCCCGGGCAGGTAGATTATGAATGGGTCAAGGATAAGGTTGAAACTTGGTGTGCTCCCATACAGGAGGATGACTTCAGGGATGACAAGGGAGATTTTGAGTGGGAAGGTGGTTTATTTCGTCCCAATGACCTTTTCAGGGTCAAGGTAAGGGGAATGTTCCCGGAAGTATCTGAGGACGTCCTGATCCCTTATTTATGGATCGAGGCGGCAAATCAAAGATGGGCAGAGAGAAGGCTTGATAATCTCAAGGGTTATCGCCGGATCGGGGTTGATGTGGCCGGGATGGGACGGGACAGTTCAGTTCTTTGCCATAGGTTCACAGATTTTGTCCTGAAATTTGAAGCGCATCAGTCGGGAGGAGAAGCGGATCACATGAAAATCGCCGGGATGGTTCATAATTATCTCCATAAGTCAAAGGAGGCCGTTGCAATGATTGACACAATCGGGGAAGGGGCGGGAGTATTCTCGAGGCTTCAGGAACTCAATATGAGCAATGCCTTCAGTTGTAAGTATAGCGAGTCGGCTCAATACTTAAATGACTATACCGGGGAATATGAGTTTGTAAATATGAAGGCATATCTTTATTGGGCAGTCAGGGATTGGCTCAACCCGGCATTTGGGTCAGAGGCTTGTCTCCCCCCTCTCCCGGAACTTATTGCCGAAGCCATTGAGATCAAATATGCCTTTCAGAGCAGCGGCAAGATAATAATTGAGCCAAAAGAGAAAACAAAGGAACGTCTTGGGCGCTCCCCGGACTTCTTTGATGCTCTTGCAAATACGTTTTATCCCGTTGAGGCATTGAAGAAAGGGATGAAAATAACAGAACTGAGTGGAATGTTACCGTAATTTAATAAATTTGCAGTCATGGACATAATCAAATTGACAGAACTCATTGCGGGCAATGACTTCGCCAAGATACAGGTTGCCTTCACAAGCGCCAAGCCAAAATTCAAGGTCGAACAGCCGGAGGCGATCAAGCAATATAAGACATCCGAGCATGATATTTTTGACACGACAAAAAGGGCGGATAAGACAATCAAGAAAGACACAGGGACAACAAACGAGGCGGGAGAGCCTGTTCTTGCAACAGCATCAGTTCCGGTTGCCCGGGTTGGAATGCCATTTCAAAAACTGATTGTTGACCGCCGGGTTGGATTCATGCTCTCTGATCCTATTCAGACAAAAGTTGAGGACGGGGATGATAGCACACAGGAGAAGGAACTTGTGAAGCTGATCAATCGCATTCAGAATGAGAACAAAATGGATTACAAGAATAAAGAGATCGCCCGGAGAATGATGAGCGAAATGGAGTCTTGTGAGATATGGTATTTTGTTCCAAATGAGAACCCGTCAATTGAAGCCAAGTTCATCCTGAAAGTAAAAGTGGCCTCTCCTGATCTCGGGGACAGTTTGTATCCGATGTTTGATGCAACAGGAGATATGATTGCCTTTGCCCGGAGTTATAAAGTAAGTGAAGAAGGGAAGGACATTGAGCACTTTGATATTTACCTCGCCGAATCGGAATATTATTGGATAATGGATGCTTCGGGGAAGTGGGTTCTCGATCCTCTGATAACGCCAAACCCGAAACCAAATCAGGTCAAGAAAATCATGGTTATCTATTATTCACAGCTTTATCCCGAATGGGCGGATGTTCAAACAATGATCTCAAGGCTCGAAACAATTGTTTCAAATCATGCCGATGTGAATGATTATTTTGGCTCTCCAATACTGACAGTTATCGGGGAATTGGCCGGGTATGCTCAGAAGGGTGAAACAGGCAAGATATTACAACTCACTCAGGGATCACAGGCCAATTATCTCGCACTTGCAACAGAGCCTATGTCAATACGTATGGAGCAGGAGAACCTTGAGGGGTATATTTATGCAATGAGTCAGACGCCGAATATCACATTTGATCAGATGAAGGGACTCGGAGCACTCTCCGGGGTCGCACTGAAATTACTGTTCATGGATGCTCACATGGCGGTGAAGAACAAGGAGGAGACGTTTGGCTTGGGACTGCAAAGGAGGCTGAACTTATTGAAGGCTTCCGCCGGGATGGTTGTCAACACTTCACTTGCAAAGATCGCCGAGGTAACACAACTCAAACCATTATTAACGCCATTTCTTCCGCAAAATATCACCGAGTCAATTGATAATATCGCCGCTTCAATCAATGCCGGAATCATGTCAAAAGAGACAGCGCTTGAAAATCACCCGATGATAGTTGATGTTGAGAGCGAACTTGAAAGATTGGCAAAGGATCAGGAGGAGGCAATGACGGCAATGCAAACACAGGCCGGATTAGAGCAGGGAGCAGGATTTCAGGGCGGGGAGACAGGAGCAACGAATGAGCAGGGAGGCTCGCAAACCCCGGCGGAAGCAGGAGCACAAACAGGAGAATAAAATAGTTACTCACTAAAAACAACAACGAATGATCAGAATTTTATCTATTACACCAAGCGTCACTGATGCCTGTTCCTTTTACAGGAGCGGCGGCATCTTCCCTCATTTGGAAAAAATGATTGACAACCTTGTTGTTCATCATGTTCAATGGGACAGGACATTACTACATTGGCAAGAGTTGATCCGCTATGATCTTGTCTATATGCAAAGGCCATTTGAAAGTCAGGCTGTATCTCTTTCAAAATACCTGAAGAATTTACGGATTCCCCTTTGGGTTGATTTTGATGACAATCTTTTGGCTCTCACTCCTGATAACGAAAAATACAGGCTTTATGATGATAAGGTCAGGGAATATATTGTTCAGGTAATGCAAAACGCAGATGTTGTTACAGTTACAACGGCGGAACTTCAGAGACAGTTTCAGCAATACAACAAAGATGTCCGGGTGATACCGAATGCGTTCAATGATTTCATCTTCAAAGAGCGGATGATCCGCCCGGGAAGGGCGCAGATGATCATGTGGCGAGGAGGAAATTCCCATATCAAAGATGTCATGTTGTTCACCGAGGTATTTGAGAAGGCTATGGCTGAATACAAAGATTGGCATTTCTTGTTCATGGGTATGGAGACATGGTTCTTGAACGGATCAATGAATCTTTATGAATGGCCTGCCAAAGATGTGATCCATTATTTCACGAATGTCAAGGAGATTCTTCCGGCTCTCCTGACTGTTCCTTTGAATGATACAATATTTAACCGTTGCAAGAGTAACATAGCATATATCGAGGCATCTTATTTTGGTGCAATGACTCTTGCGCCCGCATGGGAGGAATGGAAAGATTTGCCCGGGATTCTTACTTATACCGATCCGGCTTCCTTCCTTGAGGGGATCAGGACGGTTGCAGCCGTGCGTATCAATCCCGCTGAACAGGGATTGCTCGCATGGAATTATGTCAGGGAGAACCTTGGTCTGAAGAAGATCAACGTCAAGAGGATCGAACTCATAAACGAACTTTTATGAACCTGATAGCCAATATTGGAAGCGGCAAGACCGCCCGGAAAGAGATGCGTCAGGCTCTCGCTCAGGCAAAAGAACCTGTTAAACCTCCCGAACCTGTCAGGGTCAGACCGTCATTTGCGGCAATAATGACTCAATTCATGTTTGGTATGTCTCAAGGTGGGGCAAAGAATCCTTCCTCTGAACATAGCCGCATCCCGGGACACAAATCAAAGAAGTTCAAGGGGTATGACCGTGAGAACCGAAGATTCAACTCATTCAAAAAGAGAATAAGATGAACGAGCGGATCAAGGTATTTATAACCGTTTTCAATCGCTTCACTTGGTTAATCCCGTTGCTTGAAGATTTCAAAAAAGCGGGGTGTGATCCGATTCTGATTGACAACAATTCAACGTATCCGCCGCTCTTGGATTGGTACAAAACTTGTTCATTACCTGTTCATTTCTTGGGGAAAAACCATCTCGCATGGGCGTTCTTCACAACTGAACTTTATAAATTATATGATGATCGCTATTTTATTATCTCTGACAGTGATATGGATATTTCAAAAGTGCCGGATGATTTTGTTGACGTCCTGTTCCGGGGATTAGAGAATTCCGGGGGACGTATTTGGAAATGCGCCCTCGGTTATGAGTTGGATGATCTTCCTGTTAATGCGGTCACTCAGGCGGCTTATTCTGCAAACATAGCACAGGAATCAAACAGGAATGAGCAGGGATATTCCCGTTGCGCCACTGATCTCGGGATTGCCCTGTATGACCGTTCACGCCGGGGATCAAACCCGACAAGAGAGTCGGATTGGTATGACAGTCTCAGAGCGCCACGGCCATATTATTGCCGACACTTGGATTGGTACATGACGCCTGAAACGCTCAGGGATGAGGATCGGTACTATTTGAAGGAGGCAAGGTATTTCTCATATTTAGCCTTGATGAATGAGAAGATGAACCCCTTTCCTATACGGAATCAATGGGGATACTCTCAAAAGACGCTCATGGAACTCTTTCAGGAGGGCGGTGAGGCAAGATACCACACAGATAAGCAGACTCAGCATTCGTATCTCCCAATCTATGATAAGTTGTTTATGCCATGGAAGGAGAAGGACTGCAAAGTGTTCGAATGCGGGTTCGCCTCCGGGGGATTCCTCAAACTCATGGAAGATTACTTTGACAAGGCTGAAATACTCGGGATTGATAAGATCGGCGATTTGATGAAAGAGGTTATGGGGGTCAATACCTCAAAGAGAGTCAGAACGGTTAAATTGGAACTCAAGGAATTGAACAAAGGGTTTTTTGAGTCCCTTGAATTTATCCCGGACATAGCCATTGATGACAGTTCTCATGTTATTGAAGATCAATTGACATTTGTAAATGTAATGTGGGATATTGTGAAACCCGGGGGGTTGATAATTATCGAAGATGTGTTGAAAACAAATGTAAATGAATTTCTCAGGCTTGGACTTCAGTATGAGGTTGTTGACCTGAGTGATGACCGCCCCGGACAATTAGATAATATTTTAATAATATTCAAAAGATGACAAAAACAACGCCACTGATAAGACCTGAATGGAATTACAAAGAACTCCATCAGGAGACATGGAAGAATAAGGAAGTTACAATTGTAATGTGTGAAAGAGACACGGCTGACGTGACAAAACTTGGTATTGAATCAATACTGAGATTTTATCCTGACATCCCGATTGTTATTGTGGACGGCGGATCGGTTGATGACTCAATCAATTATGTGAGATATTTAGATGTCGCCCATGAGAACGTGACTCTTTGGGAAAGGTATGGGCGCAATGGGCACGGGACAATGTTGGATGATGCCATATTGAAATTTGTCAAGACAAAATATGTTCTTGTAATGGATAATGACATCATTGTCCGCCGGGGCGGTTGGATTGAGCAGATGTTGATCACAATGAACGTATCAGGGGCACTTGATCAGGAGATATATGCTCTCGGGTCGCTCATGCTTGTGACATACAAGGGAGATGGTTGCGGCGATCCGGTTGATGATAGTGATGTTCTCAGATACACGCATCCTTCTTGTGCAATGGTACGACTCGAGACCTACTTGCAGCTTCCCGCCTTCGTTGAGCATGGCGCACCGCTTGTTCATAACATGAAAGCCGCTCAGGATAAAGGATACAGGATTGAATACTTTCCGATTGAGGAATACGTCACGCATTTGTCAGGAGCATCTTGGACGAATCCTTACAGGACAATGTGGAAAGATGATCAGGATGTTTTCATCAGGCCGTTCTTCACTTTTATTGCCCGGGATGTCAATGACCTGATCTTGCTTCAAAGACAGAACGACAAAGATTTTGAGATATTACTCGCCGGGACAAGAGGGTATGCTCAGATTCATGTATTCAATATTGGACAAAAAGATGTCAGCAATGATTTGTATCCGCTGAGATTTCATGTTCATGGCGAATACATTTGTGAGTTGGCTCATATCTCCTATGCCTTTGATGATAATCACCTGTTAAATGTGAAATATCAACTCATACAGAACAAACTCCCTGAGGAGATGGACATTAATGGAATGAAATTTATAAAAAGAAAGTTATGGCAGAGCAGAGAAGCAATATCGTAGGCTTTATTCATGTTTGCATGATCAATGATTGGAAGTCAATCATATCCGAACAGATAAATATCATGCAAGAGAGCGGACTTTATGATTACATGAGGGTCGCCAATGTTTGTTGCCTTGGAAGTGAATATGACAAGGAGGAACTTGAGAAATTAATTGAGCCTTTCGGGAAGCTGAGGCTCGCAGCATATTCGCCCGATTTGAACGCATTCGAGTTCTTTACTCTCGCATTCATGAAAGATGTTTGCAACAGGAGTCAGGGTTTTTATGGGTTTTATATCCATACCAAGGGAGTTAGTTGGCCGGGTCATGAGGGAGGCAAGTATTGGAGGGATTATATGAATCATTATATCCTCAGGAAATGGATGCTTGACGTCCGCTTCCTCAATATCGGATATGACCTTTGCGGAGTGAAGCTGATCAATAAGGGTTGGCCACTTCATTACTCCGGGAACTTCTTTTGGTTCAATGCGGAGTATGTTAGCAGGGTGATCCCGGTGAATATGATGAACAGGAAGGATCGCTTTAATGCCGAGATGTGGGTATGCTCAGGGACTCCAATAGCCGCAACATTATGTCAGGATTTTGTTGATTATGACACAAAAGGAATATTCAATCCCAATGAAAAAGCAGTTCCAAATGGTTTGCTCTAAGTGCGGGACTGCATTTCAGGGGAAGGTTCTGATTGTGCATAATGTACTTTGTAAAAAATGTCGGAAACAAATTAGAAAATGAAAACAATAAACAGAAATTGGATTCAGGTTATTTTGATAATATTGGTTTTTGTAATTACTATAATAATCGGACGCACCTGCTCTGGTCAGGTATCATTCAACCAAAAACTCGGGTTCGCTCCAATAGGCGGCCTGAAGGGATTCGTTGGCGCTGAACTTCAAGGATCAAACGTATCCATAATCGCTGAGTGGAGACCTGTCAGTCTTGACAGGTATGTTTATGTAAATGGGTTTGTCTTGGGAGCGACATTCTATTTATGGCCATATCAAACATCCCCGTTCTTTTCAATGAAGATAATCACACATGGGAATTATAACCCGGATGAGATAACAGGTTTGCCAATAAGAACAATGCCGATAATATTGGGGATGAGAATATACCCGAATCAGTACAACGACAATATAATTGACAGGCTCTCCTTTGACATTGCCGGAGGAATAGAACTGACCCGGGATGCGAGAGTTGAGCCTTATGCCGAAATAACAGGAAACTTTATTTTATTCAAATCAAAGAGATGAGAAATTTATGCTTCACGCTTGCTTATAATTTACCTTCCGAAACCGAGAAGGTGACAAAATTGCTATATGAGCAGAATCAACCCGGGACATTCGAGCATACAATATTTGATCTCGGATTCCCACTTGTTATGGGAGATGAAGTCCCAAAAAGTCTCGAGGGTGCAAAGAAAATCAACTCGAGCAAACTTATTGAGTTGGCTGCCCGGTATGGATCAAATTATGCCCTCATGGAAAACATTGGTGTCTCACAAAATTGGACGCAGGCATATCAATACCTGAAGCCTGAGAACACTGATGTCCTGATCGGTTGTGATCCCGATGAGCATCCGTTGAATATCGGATGGGTTGAGAAGATGGGAAACGCCATCAGGCAAGGGGACTTTGGGTTAGCCTCATTAATGATGACTGACCATGTTGATATTGTAAGGGACTTCCCAAAATCAGAAATGTGGTTCGGGGGCGCAAGGGTTTATATTTTCCCGGGACAGGCACTCAATTGGGCACTTATTGGCCTGAGCGGGAGACTCCTGAATATAATCAAAGAGATACCATACCCGCCTAAGGCTCAGAGATATGGTTGGATCGAGGGAAGCCTTGCCCCAAAGATTACCGAGGCCGGGATGAGATGTTGTATTTTGCCGGATTATAAGGTGAGACATACCGATTTTGAACTCGGTGATCCCGGGACTTCTTCACTCCTGAGGGAATGGAAAAATCAAATCATCTTTAATATTCATCAGTATGGTCAGATGTCGTTTGACTCGTTCCTAATGATGAGAAAGGAGGGAAGGATATGAAGAAGATACTCATTACGGGAGCGGCAGGATTTATCGGGAGCAATATCGCCCGGGCGCTAAACTTTGAATACGGATACGGGGTTGTCGGGGTTGACGACCTCTCCTTTGGTGATATGGCAAATGTTCCAAAAGGAATCGAGTTCTATGAGCAGGGGTTCGAGACGTTGGGGGACTGCAATGAGTATGATGTTATCATTCATTGTGCAACATCAAACATCATATATGCCATGGATCATCCCGTGGAAACATTCAGGAATAATGCGCACAATACGGTTGAGTTCTTCAGGAAAAACCAAATGCCGAAGATCATCTATACTTCAACCTCATCCGTTTATGGGAATGCCGAACAGATACCAACACCCGAGGATGCTGAATTAAAAAGTTCAAATTCGTATGACATCTCCAAGCGGATCGCTGAGGTATTTCTTCAACAAAGAGGGAATTATACAACCTTCAGATTGTCAAATGTATATGGAAACAAACAGCTTGCTTCAAATCCATATTGTGGGGTTATCGGGAAACTTGTATTTGCAAACTTGAACAAATCAATCTTTAACATATATGGAAATGGGGAATGTACCAGAGATTATACATTTATCTCGGATGTGGTTGAAGCTGTCAAGAAGGCAGTGGCGCTTCCGGGGTTACAGACTGAGGTCAATATTGGGACGGGGGTTGAGACTTCTATCATTGCTTTATATCGCTTGGTTCAAAATATAACGGGTAGTATGCAATTGCTTTCTGACAACCCTCCCCGGAAGATTGACAAGATCACCCGGAGAAAACTTGACATTCGTAAGGCAGCACAACTACTTGATTGGAAGCCGACAATCACAATTGAAGAAGGACTAAAACGAACAATTGATTGGTATGCCGAACACCTCGATAACATTCAGAAACAAGTTTCTGTACCGTCAGGCAGCATTCCTCAATAAGTACGAAAAACTTTTTGGGAAGGTTGCTGATGACGTTGCGGCGCTGAAAGATAATCCCTCGGCACGGTTTGTCAAGTCTTTTGACTTCACGAAGGCCAAACCTATCAATGTCGGCATGGGAAACCTGATGGTTGATTTCAAGGCAAAAAGTTTCAACCTGATCCGGGATGCTCAAATGGCTTCTGCCGGGGTCAGTTTCCTCAAGAATAATGAGATCACCGGGAAATATATTGAGACAATTGGCAAACTCGGGAAGGACTTTCAGAAGGAAGGCTATATCCCAAACATCAATTCAATCATGGCATTTGTCGCCCGGGAGCGCCCGTCAGATAACTTGTCGAGTGCCGTTTGGCAAATAGGGGATCAACTCAGGGCGGAGATGGAGATACAGCTTGGACTCGGCATAATGAACGGGGACTCACCCGCAACAATAAGCAGAAGGATCAGGAAATACCTCAACAATCCAACGGCACTATTCCGCAAGATCAAGGATAAGGATGGGAGACTCGTCCCGGGGATCAAGGAGAGAATGTATCATCCCGGGCGAGGGGTTTATAAATCGGCATACAAGAACGCCATGCGACTCACCCGGACTGAGACAACTCAGGCTTATCTCTTGGCGGATCACTTTCGTTGGCTGAATGAGCCATTTGTGATCGGGGTCAGGATCAGCCTCTCGGGTGCTCATCCTGCTTATCCTTTCCCTGAGATATGTGAAGTCTTGGCAGGGGATTATCCGAAGTGGTTCATTTGGGTTGGTTGGCATCCTCATTGTCTCTGTAATGCAGTCCCCATCATGATCCCCCGGGATGACTTTCGTGCCATGCTCCGGGGAGAGAAGCCTATGAGTGCTCAGATGATTGACGTCATGCCTGAGAAGTTTACCAAATGGGTTGAGTACAACAGGGGAAGGATTGAGAAGGCAAAGTCTCCTCCATATTTCATTTTGGATAACTACAAGAACGGTCAGGTTGCAAGCGGATTGATACGTCCGGGGATTCCTGCTCCGGTTATTCCTCCTCCCGCTCCCAAAGTTGCTCAGACATTTGGAGACATACACCTTCAGGCAATGATGGACGCCACGACAGTACAGGAGACAAATCAGAGAGCAGCCATCTTGCTCGGGACTGACGTATTCTCTCATAAGATCACGCATCTCGAGACGCTAAAATTGGCATACAACAGGCTTTTTGAACTTCAGAAGGAGTTCAAGGTCTTGCGGATTCCGACAATTGGGGATGAGAAGCGGAAGAATGTTTGGGCGTCAGCAAATTGGGGGTCATTCAATATGGCAGCAAAATATTTCAATGATCCCAAGACATTTGCCGAGAGCCTTGTGAGATCAGTCAAAACGAAGTTTCACCCGGTTGGTTGCGACACAATCAAATCGGTTATTGATCATGAGTTCGGCCATATCCTTACAACGTACCCGCTGTTTTATTCAAAATTCACCCCGGGAACATTGGCAGCGCAAAAACCTGAAATGATGGAATTTGTCAACGCCATCCGGCCGCTCGAGCGCAAGTACAAACTTGAGATGACGGGGTATGTCAGGAAGATCAATAAGATCATCATGAAGGAAGCGCCGAAAATTGATGACGGTTGGGACGGGGCGTCTGCTTACAGCGCTCTCAAGCCGTCAACAAAACTGAAATGGTATGAAAAACAATGGCTCAAGCACGGTCAGGACTTGCTTGCCAAAGAGGTGAACGGGTCACTCCTGTCACCAACGGCCAAGAGTCAGATACTCGAGATTATCCGGCAGTTTGAGGCCACAAAAATCAGTGTTTACTCAACGGATAAAATTGATGAGTTCATTGCTGAGGGGTTCACCTCGGCAATCAATAACCCGGGAGGGAATTTGTATGCGACAGAGATAATGAGACTAATCAGAAAAATGCAAGGGGTATGACATCAATCGGAGAACCTATCTGTATGCGGTGCGAACACTACAACGCCGAGGATATGACAAAAATGGCTTGCAAGGCCTTCCCCCGGGGAATCCCAAAGGTGATCCTCGAGGAGAATGAGCATAGCGAGCCGCTCAAAAGGCAAGGTAATGACTTGGTATTCAAGGAGGAAGTCGATCCTTATAAATGAATTACAAAAATATTTGGTTATTATAAATAAAAATGCAGTAACTTTGAAAATCATTTTAGCTATGAAAGAAAAAATTCTTCAGTATTTGAAAACCAAGATCGGCGCACACGCCGGGGGGATTCAAGACGCTTTCCTGATCGGGATTGCAGAAAAATTCAGCAAAACCATCACCGAGGAAGATAAGATACCGACAGAAATCAACGACAGTGTATTGGAGACCGTGAAGGCAACGTATGATTTTATGCAATCAGAGGTTGGCCGCCGGACAACAGACGCACAGCAAACAGCATTAAAAAATTGGAGAGAGAAGCACGGACTCGATGAGAATGGCAAACCGATTGAAAAACCGGGAAAAACCAAACCAACCGAGAACGTGGGAGGTGAGGATGTCCCGCCATGGTTCAAGGAATACCAAAAACAAACATCAACAGAGACGGCAGAATTGAAAGGCAAAATTGCTTCAATGGAATCAGAGAAAACCCGTGAACAACTTCTTGGCAAAGTTCACTCCGCACTCAAGGAGAAGGGGATTCCTTTGACGTTCCTTGGCAAGGTTGCATCCCGGAATCTGTCAGTTGAATCAGAGGACAAGATTGACCCACTTATTGCGGAGATTGAAGGTGATTGGAATACATTCACTCAGGATGCCGCAAACAACGGGGTCAATGTCGTCATCCCAAAATCAGGGTCAGGTACTCCGCCTGACGGGGAAGCAAAGGGCAAGGAGATTGCCGCAAAGAGAAATGCCTCCGCCACTGAAGGTGTGAAGGCCAAAAAACTTTAATTAAAAACTAAAAAAATGCAAATAGTAAATAGCGATCCATTTGGGGGAGGAGCAGTCGTTTGGGACGAAATCCTCGAGGAAATCCCCGGAGGTGCAGGCTTGAATGTTACACGATTGGATTACACCAATACGCTGAAGAAATACATTCCCGCCGGAACTCCGGTTTATTTCGACCCCGCCACTCGCATTGCAGAGGTTGTGAAAACAGCACTTTGTATTGATGGAGGAGGCTCAACCACACCAAGAGTTCAGAAAACTCATCATTTCAAGGTGGGTAATATCTTGAATGATGGCACAACAGGCGCAACAGTAACGGCTGTCAACACCACGGCAAGTGATGATTATGATATTCTTACTGTCAATACCGCCGTAATCTATGCCGCAGGGACAAAGTATTATGAAGGAGCTGCAACAGGCGTGGATGTAACAAAATACTTCACACCAAACGGTCTTGTAAAATCGCCGACATACATTGCCGAAGGTAATGCTGATGTCCCGGTTGTAGTTATAGGAACTGTCCGTGAGGGTGCTCTCGTTTATCCGCTTGCTGATGCGCTGAAAATATCGCTCAGAGGAGGAACTGCCGGAACAGGTAAATCATTAATAACAGTAAGATAACCAACCATGCAAACACCAATAGTTCAAGGGTTTACAGAAGCCGGATTGGTTTCTTACCTCAGAGACAGGCAGTACAATGAATTGTATTGGCCATTATTCTTCCCACTTGTCAATGTGAACACACTTGACGGAAAGACCCTGATCGGGGAACAGGGATCACGCATTGCCGCTCACATCATTTCTTATGATGCAAAAGCACCGGAAGCAAGCAGAAAACAAGTAACAACCCAACATTTTGATATTCCCAAGATAGCCGTTTCCCGGAGAAAAACCGAGAAAGAGATTCTTGAGCATACCATCACCCGGGCATACAGGGGAAATGATGCCGTTTTGGAGGATTACTTTGCCGATGCTGATTATGTTTTCGATGCCGTAAACGCAAGAATGGAATGGATGTCACTTGTTGCACTGTCAACAGGCAAGATGCAATTGACCGTTTCCAATAACCCTATGGGTATTGTGAATGAGACGGTGATTGATTTCGGTCTGCCGACTGCAAACAAGAAAACAGCATCAGTCATTTGGAGTGAAGTTAATGCCGCACTTATGAAGCCAATAACAGACTTCAAAAAAGTGATGAAAGCCGCAAGGGACAAAGGTATTAGGCTTGGCAGGGCACTCATGCACCCGGACGCTCTTGATCTTATCATTGGCAGCACTGAATTTCAGGATGCCGCAAAATCAATGATAATTGGTCAGCAAAATGTCCTCGGATATGTTGGTCTTGACACAGTAAATCTTATATTCCGTGCGCTCGGACTTCCTGAAATATCCATAATTGAGACATCAATTGGGATCGCCGGGAAAGACGGTGTTGCAACCGAAACAAATCCATGGAGTTCAACCCATGTTCTTTTTGTCCCTCAACCCGCCGTTGGAGGCTTCTTTAATGCTCCGATAGCTGAGGAAATTGAGAGACCGCCGGATGTAGTTCAGGCAAAAAGGAGCAACGTGCTTATTTCTGTAAAAAGGGATTTTGACCCCGTTAGCGTACTAACCAAGGGAGAAGCTAACTGCTTCCCATCATGGCCAACCGTTGACAGGTGTTATAATCTTTATATTGCACACGCAAGCACTTGGGCATAAAACTCCATTGTCATGACAAACTCGGAGGCATTACTCGCAAAGGTCGGGTATCCTCTCTCTGACAATGCGATTCATCTCGCTCTTGAGGGGAGGGAACTTGATCCCGTTGACATATTTGTTGCGCTTGAGAATGTTCAGGCGTTTGATCTTGCGTTTGCTGACGCATTGGTGATGATAATCTCCCAACCAAATTCAATTTCGGAAGGGGGATATTCCATTTCGGTCGGGGATCGTAAGACACTTGCGGAGATGGCAAACAAAATATTCCTGAAATACGGGAAAGCCTCTCCGCTCGAAAATCCAAAACCGAAGGCAACATTTGTTCAGCGATGGTAGAGCAATATCCACATACGATCATAATAACAACTGTCACCGAGCCTGTTCAGGACGAGGAAACCGGACTGTTCGAGGAAGGTACGCCAACAGTTTATTTGTTCAAATGCCGGGCGGAACGCAACGGCGGGGCAGGCAGGATCATTGGCGCTGACGGGACAGAGATCATTTATTCGCATTCCATTTACCTTCCCCGGATGACAACTGTCATCCCGGTTGATTCAGGATACGTTTTGACAATGGGGGAGGAAACCATGCGGGGCAAGGTGAAAGGAGCGAGTAACGGTCAAATGAATTCAAGGCTATGGGTATAGAACCGAAATACAACAAGGAGGAGATTGAAGCGGAATTCAATCGCAAACTGATCGCCACAGATTCTCAAATCATCTTGGCATTTCAGAGGGCGGGCGAGGACTTCTTCACGGACGCAACTTTGCAGCCGGGCGGCGCAGACGCACACTCTCTCGGGTTTTATCAGGATCAGACCACGGCATTGAGAAAATCAATTGGGTATTATATCTTCAGAGATGGCGAATTGGTGTTTTTCAAGGAGGACTCAATGCCTCCTGAAGCCAAGGCCGAGGTTCAGGCGCTTGTGATCAAGAAAGGTTATCAACTTATCGGGGTCGCAGGCATGGGTTATGCCTCTTATGTGGAGGCAAAAGGATACAATGTCATTTCCAATCAGGCGGAAGCGGCAATTATCAACCTGAGAGAATACATCTCTGATCTTGCGGTATTTGCACAAAAAGAAGGGGAATAAAATGGCGAACTTTGTTACAACGGACTATATCATTGGGATTGTTTACGGTTTACTTTCATCAGTTAATATCAAGAAATACCGTGGAACAAAACCTCTTTTGAAGCCGGGTCAAATCCCGGAAACAGAGTACATTGTTATAAATTCATTGCCGATCCCGGCGGATGTCATGCAAAAATGCTTCTTCAACGTGAACTATCATGTTGCAAACCTATCAAACGGCACAAGGGATACTGAGAAACTCATGGCCGGGTCAGTAGTTGTCCTGAATATCTTGCAAAAGGTGACAGGGACAAATTATATGATTGATTTTGAACATCAGGAGACTCATGACGAGGCTGATCTTGGTGAAAGTTTCTCAAATCTCAGATTCAGTTTCAAATACATTAACAACTAAAACAATGGCTGTATATATTTATTCAATAACAAAAATAGAGTATGGAACTCCAACGGGGAACAATACTCTTGGCTCACTTACTCAGCTTCCGAACACCGTCAAGGGTTCGGTTACAATTGAGGAAACCGAAGGGTCGAGCGCAAAATTCAATGTTGATCAGTTAAAAGAACCCATCAGGGTTGTCAAGACTGAGGAGGGTGAGTTTTCACTGACAGCACAGTTCTATGATATGACAGGAACACACCTCGCCGCATTCAAGGGCGGATCGGGCGGATCAGGGGCAGGCTTTACTCCGGCAGTCGGTTACACGACAGTTGAGAAGGGGATTAAGGTCACTTTTGATTCAGGTCAGGTCATTGAGATGTATAATGCCGCTTGCTTGGCAAGATACACCGGGGGAGGTGGAAGGGATAAGATGCTTGCTTGGGAATTAAAAATGATTCCTCAGGTGACTCTTGATCTTTCCGGTAGTTATAAGGTAATATAAAAGGAGGCTCGGGATGAGCCTCCCCTTTTACTTATGAAAGAAGCGGAAGCTGCAAATGTGATCCTCGGCGAGGCCGGGGAAGGCGATAAGTTCATTCTGAGGTATGGGATATTCAAATTCCGGTTATCAGTCAGACCCGTGACAGCACGGGATATGATAAGGATAAGCCGGGAGGTATGCCATATAAACGCTCAGATTGACATGAACGAAGCCATGTTTCCCCAATTGGCAGAACAGGCCGGGGGACTGAAATATGTTTGCAACTCCATAGCGATAGCAACCGGAACAAAGTATGTCAAGTTAGTTTCAAGAGCCATTTCAAGATTGTCACTTGGGGATATTTTCAAATTGTGGAATATTGTTGTGAAGCAAAGTGATCCGAGCAGCTTTTTTTTTATTATGATTTCGGCGAAGGGTTTGAACAAAATGAAGAAGATGACGACACCCGAACCGGAGAAACAAGAGGAGGCGAAACAATCTTCGGGCGGATCGCCCTGATGAGGACAAGGCTTCATTTGACAGACAAGGAACTTCTTGACAAATCATGGATCGCACTGAGCCTTGAGATGCAAGACTTCCCGTGGTATGACTATAAGGCACGGAAGGTGATTACCGATACCCGGGAGACCGGGATGTTTCTTGAAAAACTGAAAATGAAAAGCAATGGCCTCAATACAATTTGACGCATCTCTCGACACCTCAAAACTCGATCAGAGTATTGAGGAGAACAAAAAATCCCTTGCCACATGGCTTGAGGATGTCCGTAAATTGGGAGCGGAGTTTGATCAGATATTCGCCAAGATCGGCGAGGCCAAAAACATTGACATTCAGGTCAATAAAGATAGTGCAATCCAACAGGTCAATGACCTGACAACATCTATAAATGATATTGCCCCAACAGTCCCGGTGACAGTTGAGGTTGAAAATATTGATCAATCACAGAAAGTCATGGAGGACTATGTAAATAGCCTCGCCTCTGATTTTACTAAAATTGATCAGGCATATTGGCAAAATAATACTTCAGCGCAACAATCCATAGAGCAGCAGACTCAGCTTGTTTCGATGTTATCAAAACAGGTTGAGGAACTTGAGGCGCAAATGGCCAATGTTGGTCAAACCGGAGGATTACAGGCCGGGAGCGAACAGGTCAAGGCCACGCAGACATCTCTCGCAGCAACAAAGGAACAACTCACAAAGGCAAGTGATCATCTGACAAACTCAATGGAAATTGAGATTGGCAAGTTCGGAAAGGCCGGAAAGGAGGGAGGGGGATTCAATTCAGTCCTCAAAGGTCTTGGTTCTTCATTGCTGAAAATGGTAAGTTGGACAGCCGCCGCCGGGGTAGCTGTGAAGATATTTCAGGGAGCAATGGCCTCAGGCGGGAATGCCGCTGATGCAATGAAAGCGAATATGGAGGGATTACAGGGTGCGCTCGGACAATTCTTTACACAGGTTCGCCAAGGGAGTCTTGATAATTATGTTGTTAATATGATTATGGCTGCAAAAGCCGCAAAACAATTTCAAGAGGCTCAGGAACAATACAATAAGTCAGTCGCCGCATCTAAGATACTAAATACGGCAGATGCCGCCGAACTTGCTAAACTTGAGGCGATATACCGGAATTCAAATTCCGGTTTTGAGGCAAGGAATAAGGCACTTCAAGAATGGAAAAAGATCAAAATTGACACAGCAAAACAGGACGTCAAAAATGCTCAGGAATTGGTGACGGCTCTTGAGGAGAAGATTAGGAAGATGCCCGGATTGTCATGGGTGAAACCTGAGGACTTAAAACTCATGGAGACAATCTATTATGAGAGCGGAAACCTAATGAAAATGTATGATGAGATTAGGTCAAAAACAAAAGGGATGTCCCTTTCTGATTTTCTTGACGAGGATTCAAAAAAATGGAAAAGATATACAAATGATGTCCGGGAAGAAAGAGCCAACCTAACACGAATGACGACTGTCAAGGGATTGAATGTCATGCAATTGGCGAAAGTTGATCAACTTGAGACCGAACTGAGCAAGAAAAGTATTCTCGGTCTTGGTCAGAATTATGAGTTGCTTGGGCAATCAAAGGCCAAAATTCCTGAGGTTGATGCTCAAATTGCCCGTACTTCACAAATGGTTCAAAACAGCTATGTTGGGGAGGAAGGATCAATTGGTCGTTTAATGCAAGACATCCAAGAACTCGAGAAACTAAAAAAAGAGGTTGCCGACAAAACAAACATTGCTATAATTCAGAGGGATATAGACATTAAAAAAGAAGAACTCAATCAAATTGATCCTGAGAAAAAAAAGGCTGCCCAAAAAGAGATTGATCAAATCAATCGGCAAACAGAAGAATTAAAAGCAAAACAAAGGGCGGTGGCTTCGAATGACCCGCAAAAAGAACTGAAACTTCAACTTGCTAACCTCAAGAGACAATATGATGCCGATATTGCCGAGGATGGTATTTCGAAGGCGAAGAAGGCTGCACTCACGAAAAAATATCTCGCAGAGGAAGCGGGACTTTATAAAGACTATTATAATGATGTCGGGGATAAGGCCAAGGATGCCTTGAAAAAAACGACAGGAGGATTTGGCGTATTGGCAGGCGAGGGGAAGGATCATTTCTTCAACCCTGAAACGGATCAACAAAAGAATAAAGACGCACTCAAAGCCAATCTTGCCTATTTGGAGGATCAGCAAAACAAGGAACTTGCCAAAACAGGTTTATTCGAGAAAGATAAAGTTGACATTGCCAAAAAATATACCAAACTAAGGCTTGACGTCTATAAGAAATTTTGGCAGGATTCCGGGAGAGCCGAGGATGCGGGACAACTCAGGGGACTCAGCCAAACTGTCCTTGACGCCAATGAAAGGCTCAAGCAACAAATGGCAGAGCAGGCAGAGAAGGCAGAAATGCTCGCCCCGGCTCTTTATGGCGCTTCTGACGCCGCACAATATTTATCGGGGTTATTCAATCAGGGGAATGAGGAGATTGCCGGGATGCTTCAGGGATTTGGGAAGTTGAGCGGTATGGCAGCGGATTGGTACAAGAAAGGCTATTTTAATCTCTTTGGCAACCTCAAGACCATGGGTAAGGGCGAGGCAATGTCAAATATTATAGGGGGAGCAACAGATATTGTCGGGATGTTTGTCAATCAAAGTCAGGAGAATAAGGCCAAGATGAAACAGTATTATGATTATGTCATCCAACAGCAAGCCGATTATAATCTCCTCCTGAATGAGCAAATCCGATTAAATTCCGAGCAGAGCGGGAATGTCTTTCTCTCTGATTATGTTGGGAAGATCACTGATGGGACAAAGGCGTATAATGACGCCATGCAAAAATATTATGCCGGGATCAAGGAACTCAGCAAGGCACAAGCCGTGGCGGGGATGGGAAGCGCCTTATCGGGAGCGAATGTTCTCAAAGGAGCAGCGGGCGGAGCGAGCCTTGGCGCAGGGATTGGAACAATGATCATGCCGGCAATCGGCACGGCAATTGGAGCAGGAATCGGGGCGGTTGTTGGAGGAATAGCAGGATTATTCGCAAAGAAGAAGAAAGACATAATGCAGCCTCTCCTTGCCGTCTATCCCGATCTTATTAAGGCTAACGGGGAACTCAACCTCTCTCTTGCACAGACTATACTTGATAACAACCTGATTGCGGACGGTTCTCGTCAGGTGCTTCAGAACATAGTTGATTGGAAGAAGGCCGCCGAGGAGGCCGAGGCGCAAATAGAGGGAGTTATTTCTGATCTTGCCGGGGCACTCGGATCAGAACTAAGCAATGCGCTTGTTAAGGCATTCACAGATGGTACTGACTCAGCCGTGGCATTCGGCAATACGGTTGATAAGATTCTCAGTGATATAATGGCTCAACTTGTCTTTAATGCCGTATTCCAAGAGAATTTTGACGCCCTTCAAAAGCGGATGAAGGAAAGTTATAACCCGGAGAGTGTGAATTATGACATGAATTGGGTTGATGACTTTGCTGATTGGGCGAAAGACATGAAAACAAAACTCCCGGTCTATACTCAAACAATGACCGATGTTCAGGCCGCCGCTGCCGCTCAGGGGATCAATCTTTGGAGGCCGGAAGCCGGAGGCGGGGGGATGTCGAATGTGATCCAAAGGCAAATCACCGAGGAGACCGGGAATGAACTTGCCGGGTTGCTCAGGATGATTGCTGATGACAATAGGGGCAATAGGGACTACAATAAACTTGCCGTTGATCATCTTGTCATGATCGAAGCAAATACATTTAACACGGTTGAGGAACTGAAACTTGCCGTTGCGGAACTGAAAGTAATTTCAATAAACACTCAAAAAGAATATGCGGGAGCGCTTGTGGGATAATGGCACATCTGTTTAACACGGTTAATCTTACTACTTATGGGATCGAGGCAACAAACATACCCGGTAGTAATATAACTATCAAGGGAGGCTTCGATCTTCCCTCCCGGATAGGGAAAACAGCTTACGAATGGGGTGATGAGGATGGAGTTGAGCCTTATGTCTTGGCTGATGAACTGTTTTGGGGAGGGCGGGATATTGAGATGCAAGGATTTATGATGGGGACGAGGGCAACCATAAAAACAGGACTCCTCTCCTTCGGTGCAGCACTTTCCGCTGTTTCCGGGACAGGCGTCCTCGCAACGTCTTACGGAAATTTCAATGTTTATGCCAAGAGTGTTCAGCCAACATATTTTTCGATGGGCGCTGAGGTCAAGGTTATATTCCGTGAACCCGCACCCGTACTCACAGGGGGATCAATCCCGGCAACAGGAGCATCCGTGAATACAATAGACAGCATCCCATTTCTCTCATTTGGCCTCTATACATCTCCAATCAAAGAGATGATTGAACTCCCGGAGATGAAGGAGATGTATTTCACAAAGGTTCAGGCCGAGGGGTGGCGAAATGCCTTCAGGAAGAACAGGGAATACAATTTTGAGGCAACCCTGATGGGAACAACGCTCTTGGACTTTCAGACGAAAGTAAAAAATCTCTATGCCATATTTATGAAGGAAGGACTCAGAACAATCATCCTGAATAATGAGGTGACGGTTGTTGGCTATGCGGCAGAAGGATTCAGCATTACCGATGTTTACATGGGGAATGTGGGATGGGTATTGGGAGGCAAGGCCATGGATATGATGCTTGGAAGATTCAAATGTAAATTAACAGTGACGTCAATAACATGAATACTCTCATAATATACCGGGCGGCGGCTGTTTATGCAACAGTTGACATTGATGAAAAAACAGTGTTCAAACGCAAACTCATGGGGGAACACAGGATTTCCACCTCTTTCATTTGGCCTTCAGTTCTCGGGATCACAATAGGAGATTATGTTATATATGACACGGAGAATTATTATGTGAACAGGATTCCCGGGATTAAAAAGATCACCAATACTGCCTATGAATATACAATTGATTTTGAGGCCGTTGGATATGACCTTTGCAAAAAGATGTTCATGAGCACCGACAAACTGACGGAATTCGGGCAAAGTGGAACGGCAACTGATTTCATTACTATGATTGTCACAAATATGAATGTCAATTATTCAGGATGGACAGTTGGGACGGTTGATACAACAGAGATTAAAACCATTGTATTCTCAAATCAGTATTGTGATGCCGTGCTGATGAAGGTGGCGGAGACGTTCAAATTGGAGTTCCGTATCAGCGGCAAGGCGATCACTATGGTCAAGGCAGTGGGGAGCAATACTGCATATTCGTTCACATACGGGAAAACACTTGGTCTGTATAATCTTACACGCCAACAGGTAGGGGACATGAACATTGTTACAAAGGTATATGGCTTCGGCTCAATGCAAAACATCCCGTTCACTTACAGGGACAGGGCAAAGAGACTCGTTTTCTCCACCGACAGGGGATATACTTCTCCCCCGGTTGGTTATGGCGGAGGAGACCGATTCCTCACGAAGAATACAGAACTATACGGGATCATAGAGGGGCAATATACGAATGATGACATCTTTCCAAACAGGACGGGCACGGTGACTGACTTTCATGTTGAGATTGTCGGGGGAATCTATAATGCCGCCCTGAGTTATATTGAGGATTCGGCTCTTGATTTTGACATTAATAATTACAGGCTTGAGGGTGCAACTTGGATGGTAGTATTCAAGACAGGATATTTGGCAGGAAAGGAATATCCAATAGCGAGATTCGATTATTCAACAAAACGCATTTACCTGAATCCTTATTCCGAGGAAGATGGATATACAACTCCAAATTCCGGGGTGACAGGACAACCCGCAATATCTGATACTTATACGATAGTAAATATCTCGCTCCCTCAGGAGTATATTGATTCAGCCGAGGAGAGCCTTCTTGCCGCAACTCAGGCTTGGCTTGACGAGAACTCTATCCCGAAGGTTGTTTACACAATTGAAATTGACCCAAAATATGCCAAATTGAACTCAATCCATTTGGCGGCGGGAGACCGGGTGACAATTGTTGATTCAGCGCTCGGGGTGAACTCCCTGATCCGCATATCCGCCATTGAATATCCCATGACAGATTTGTAT